AGGAAGAGAAATAGAAAAATTAGCCAGACAAATCACAAAGAGATTTGGCGTGGATATGACAACCTTCAACCTAGAACATCCAAAGACTGATCTTGAAAAAGATGACAGTCTTATAATGAAAAAGCTAAAGAGAATGACAGGAAGCCAAGGAGGAGCAGAAGGTGCTAGAAGTGCTTTCCTTGGTGGTCAAGGTGATACGAGATATAGAACTAAGGCTGGGGATGAGTATTTAAAATCGCAGGGTATAGACCCAAATGATCAGCAGGCACAATACGATGCAAACTTTGGTGAAGAAGATTATGGCAAACCAGGTAAATTGAATAAAATGCAACAGAAGATTAATATGATCAGAAGAGCAGGAGTGAGAAGAAGTATATCAGATATGGAGAAAAAAGGATACCATGTAGGTGGAACCTTTGGATCCGGACACTTTAAAAACGAAACCTAGTCACCTGCATGGCAACGTAAAGCTGGTGAGAAACCTATAAAAAGAAAAAAGAAATCTCGTACGTAACTTTATAGGATATACCTAATATCAACGTCTATATAATAACAGAGGTAAAACTGAATGGCTACAACTCCAATTACACCACCCGGCGGCGGCGCAGTAGTTCCTGTCACTGTCCCAGGAAGATCTTATGTTGCTAGTGGTCCTTGCTCTGGCACAGCTTTTGTTCATAGGCAGAACTTCTTTGCTTCTTATCAATTCGTAACTTACCCGTCGCTGGATTCTACTTGGCTTCCTACTCAAGGATCCCCTGTGAGTGGTGTTCTACTTCATATGAATCCTTCGTACCAAGACACTTTAGAGCAATTCTCAACAAGTTCTACTGTAAGTGGTTGTGCCAACGCAGCGAATGCCAGACAAGAACACATCATTGATTTTAGTGGAAACGCAGCCGCTGGAATGGGAACAGAAGGAATTATCACTACTTCAGCTACAGGTTTTACAAGAAGATGGCAGCAAGTAGGTGACGTGGCTCAAAATGAGTCCTACAGCCACCCCAAAGTATTCTTGGAGTTAGATTCCGTGATGTGGAATTTAGCGCAATCAAACGATACTGCGGCTAAAGAGGTAGTACGACAAGTGGTTCGTTTTGCTGCTACAGGAGGTCTTCCATACGTTGATGGAAATAGAGTAACTCCCCCAATGTCGAAATTCGATCTAAACCTAGTCTACATCTAAAAAATAAACTAGACTACAAAAAAACCCAGGAAGCCAAAAAACTTCCTGGGTTAGTCTTTTACGTAGACCACACGAAAGAACGAATATTATCCGAATAGCATAACAGATTCGGCATCTTTGGCTTTGGGGATACTAACACGCAAGATACCTTCTCCACAAGAAACCTTAGTTTTCTTCACATCATATTGTTCATCAATCTTGATAGAGAAGTCGATAGCGCGACGAGAAATTCCTCGATGCAGAACAACTTCGTTTTGCGAGAATGATTCTTCAGGTTCCGCTTTTACTGTGAAAGAGTTCTTGTTTCCTACAACCTTTACAGTATCTTCCTTATATCCAGCTATCGCAAACTCAAAATTGAGTGTATTCATGTCTTCGCTGAGCCAGCAATTGCTTACTGGGTACTTCGGAAGATGACAGGTTTCGGCTGATTGAACTTGGTCAAATCCGCGCTGTAGCTCATCAAAGAGCCGATCAAAATGTGTAAAATAGTGATTCATAATTTTCAACCTCCTTTCGGACAGTTACAGCAGATCTATTATATCTTGTGTTATATCTGCCGTTTTGTGAAGCGATTCATCCACTCCACCGATTTCAATGATTAGATTATGCCCCGCTTTCGCAAGAGCATTTTTATATAGGGCAGTAGCCTCCTCCATTAGTTTGTTCCATCTGGCGGAGTCCTTTTCTACCTTCTCCTTGATTATAGTCTTGTAAGGCTTTATCTGAAGATAAACTTTCTGGGAATCCACGACAGCTACGGTTTGTCCTTTTTTGAAACTTGTGGTAGATCCATAACGAATTTTTGTATCGTCTATACCTTTTATAGTACTTACAATGAGAAGCATAAATAATAGAAGAGCCTTGAACATGATTCGTAAAAATAAAAAAATGGCTTTGATAGGGGACGCCTCCTTTCCCAAATATGCTTCATTCGAAAAAAAGTTGAGTAAAATGCAATTAGTTGTTGCTACTCTTGTGAAGCATTCCCCGTCTGTAATTTATTTATGTCATACCAGAGGAATAAATTTAGAGCTAATTCCTTTCTTCATATTCAATAATATGAAATTCAGAATCGTGATTCCTTCGAAAAACTTCTTTAGTTCGATGACGAAACAAGATAAGGAATCTTTTTCAGCGGCAGTGGCCAAGGCTGATAAGATCATTATTCTCGACGAGGAGGAATGCGACCCGCTTCGGTGGTTCTCTGATTGGGAGAGAGCTAACAAAAAAGTCGTCGATAATAGCGATTGGGTTATGTTAGTTCACAACAACGAAGAAAGTTCAAAAGGATTTGGAGAGCTTATACAAACTTTTAAAGGAAACGATAAGCCTGTGGTAGCTATCGACTTAAATTCGGAAGAGTGATATCTTCGAATTTTTCTCCGTACATATCACAAAAAGCCTTTCTGCTTTCATTCCACTCTTCACTCAATGCCCCTTCACCGGGGGAATGATGTAGAATCATAACAGGTACTACTTTATTTTTCTTACCCTTTAAGTAAGCTTGATAAGAATAATACATGTCATAATAATCCCAATCGCTAACAAATTCCTTTGGTTTTTTGGTTTGGATACTATTTAGAGTCGCTCCAGTAGCCACCATAAAAAGACCGTCTGTAACTTGAACTTCTCCGTATCCTCCGTAGTATGTTGGCTTGGACTCGTTTAGTGTTTCCCCGTGCCACACACAACCGCGAAGAAAGGCTTCTGGGTGCGGGAATTCTTTTCCGAGACCGTGCCACCAACATCCAGTTTTATTGAGTTTTTTAGCTCCGGCAACACCCAGAAACCCAGTATTCTTGTCTAGGTTATCAAAAATAACTTTGTTGAATTTATCGGGCTGCATTACAATCTCAATATCATCGTGACACATAATAACAACATCTTTTGCCATAATAGAATGTTCTTTTATAGCCTTGGTATACGCATCAAAAATAGATGTTTCTCCAACAAGATAATATACTTCCCAACCAGCACTCTTTAAAAATCCTGTGATTGGGCGTTTCACGATTTCTCTTGTAGGGATAAATGCAACTCGTCTCATGCTATATAATAGTGGAATTTTATGACTCCTGACGATCTAAAAAAAGAATTTCTGAGGTGTAAGGACGATCCCGCTTACTTCATCAGAAATTACGTTTACATTACACACCCGGTAAAAGGACGTATAAAGTTTGATCTTTATAGGTTCCAGGAACGTATCATAAACGAATTCAAGGGACACCGTTTCAACTTGATGAGAAAGTTTCGTCAGGCAGGAGCTACTACAATTTGTGCCGCATATGCTTTGTGGTACATTATATTCCACAAAGACAAGAACGTCATGGTTGTATCAATCGGTGATAGAGAGTCCAGAGACTTTCTTGATCGTGCGGTGAATATGTATGATGATCTCCCGAATTGGCTTAAGCCGCAAGAAGTTGAAAGAAATAAACACGTTCTTAAGCTGTCTACTGGGAGTAAGATAAAATCTCAGCCCGCCGGTGCTGGTCGAGGAGAGTCTGTGTCTCTGCTGATTGTTGATGAGGCTGCCTTTATTGACCGTATGACGGAGTTCTGGATGGCTATCTATCCAACGATCTCTACTGGTGGCTCTGCGTTTATTCTCTCTACGGTAAATGGTATGGCTAACTTGTACTATGAGCTTTATAGAGATGCTGAGTTAGGAAAAAACAATTTTCATGTTATTGATATTCACTGGAGAGAGCATCCCGAATATACTGAAAAGTGGGCAGAGACTACTCGCAGTAACGTAGGAGAGAGAGCCTGGTTACAAGAATACGAAGGTGAGTTTTTGGGTACTGGTGAGACTTTCGTTGATGGAGGAACTCTACAAAAACTGAAATCTCAAACCAACCCAAATTACTACAAGAAGCACTACAATATGATGCGTGTATGGAAGGATCCAGAGCCTTACCATACTTACTTATTAGCAGCGGATTCGTCATTTGGTCGAGACAGAGATCACTCAGCTTTTCATATCATCAATCTGTATAACGGAGAACAGGTAGCTGAATTCTATAGCAATAGGATTGGTTTGAGCGATTTTGCTAGGGTTATTACCCAAGAAGCCTTGAGGTACAATAGTGCTTACGTATGCCCAGAAAGAAACGGATTAGGTCTTGCACTTATAGAACAATTGTTTGAAGTATGTGAATATGAAAATATATGGGTTGATGACCGTAGAGAGATGGGTTTTATGGTAAACACAAAAAATCGAGACGGATTATTGAACAATTTACAAGAATCTCTAAAAACATCAAAAATAAAAGTGAATTCTGAGAGAACTTTCAAGGAACTTACAACTTTTATTATTAGTAAGACTGGTAAGATTCAAGCTGAAGAAGGTTTTAATGATGACCTTGTTATGAGCTTAGCGATTGCCGCCGAAGTTATGAAAGATATTGTTGGTGGTTCCCCAATACCTATTATGAAGGGTGATTTGGTGACACCTACAGGTAATTTTACCGCAGCAGGATTCTCTAAGGGTACATACAATAAAGAGTTTGACGAGTACAGAAAATGGGTCTAGACGAAAACAACGATCTCAATGAGCAACTAGATGAGAATTCTGGGTTTACAGAATTTCCTGGAGCAACAACTTACGGTGAAGGACCACCTTTATCCGGACGATTCGCCGCATTCTTCAAATCATTTTTCGGAACAAAGAAAAAAAGAGGTCGCCCTGTTTCTATTGATCCTGTTCGTGGTGATGTTGTAAAATCGGCTGATGCTGAGCCTGAAGGTATTTCTAGTGCCTCTATGGGTTTAGTGAAAGGAGCCGCTAAACTTCCTCAAGTAGAATACGAAAGAAGAAGACGTTACAACGATTACGAAAAAATGGATGAGTATCCAGAGATCGGAGCTGCTCTGGACATTTATGCTGATGACTCTACTCAATATCACCTGGATGGGTCAATCATAAAAGTAATCACAGAACAAACTCCTGTTAAGGATGCTATTAATGATTTTGTGAATAACACTCAACTGGACAAGTTCCTATGGGATATTGTTCGGAACATGTGTAAGTATGGGGATTGTTTCATAGAGAACATCGTAGATATGAACAATCCAGACGCTGGTATCCAAAGACTCAAAATTCTGAATCCAGTATACATTTACAGAAGAGAAGATAGATTTGGTTACCTAAAAGGATTCAGACAAGAAGTTCCTGGATCTACAGCGGAGACGCAGCAATATGTTAGTATGGGTAAGTATGATAAAAAAAACACTATCGATCTCGATAGAAACCAGCTTATTCATTTTAGACTTCATACTTCTGACTCTAATTATTACCCTTACGGTAAGTCCATTTGCGCTCCTGGTGTTCGCGCATGGAAATCTCTTCGTATGATGGAAGACGCTATGCTTATCTATCGTCTTCACAGAGCGCCAGAAAGAAGAATTTTCTACATTGATGTTAGTAACCTTCCTAAGATGAAGGCAGAGCAATATCTTCGTGACATGATGCAGAAGCATAAAAACAAACTAGTTTATGATGCTTCTTCTGGTGAAATTAGAGATGACCGTAAGTTTATGACTATGTTGGAAGACTACTGGCTTCCTAGAAGAGAAGGTGGTCGTGGCACTGAAATTGGTACACTGCCGGGTGG